CGCCTTGCTCTTCAACGGACACAGATAGCCCTGAACGATCAGCTCGCGGACGCCCACTTCGTAGCACACGTGGTTGAGCAGGTTCTCCGGCGCGCAGATCATGCCGGTGGTCATGCGGTACGGCGTAGCCGTCAGGCCGATGAGCCGCACGTGGGGATTGACCACCCGCGCATCGGCCAGGAACGTGCGGTACATGCCCTCCCCGTCGGGCGGCAGCATGTGCGCTTCATCGATCAGGATGAGGTCGAAGCGGTCCAGTTCGGCGGCGCGGCGAAACGCGCTCTGAATGCCCGCTACGATGATCGGATGCTCGGTGTCCCGGCTCTTGAGGCCCGCCGAATACACGCCGATCCGATGCCAGAGGTCCGGCGCCATCGCGTGCAGCTTGTCGACCGCCTGCTCGAGCAGTTCCTTCACGTGCGCGAGAATCAGCACGCGGCCGTCCCACCTGGTGACCACGTCGCGGCAGATGTGCGCCATCACGGGCGTTTTTCCCGAAGCTGTCGGCAGCACCACGCACGGATGATCCTCCCGCTGGCGCAGATGTTCGTAGACAGCTGCGACTGCCTCAGTCTGATATGGCCGCAGCTGCATCACCGCGCAACCACCTGCACACGCAAGCAAACGACGATCGAAGGGTCGACTAGCGATCCGCACATCTCAGTTCAGTTCCGCATCGAAGGCGCCCAACCGCCCGCCACAGATCGGACAGCACCGCAGTGGGAGATCCAAAACCTCCACCGTCAGTCGCCCCTCGGGCACCACCTCACCGCGGCGCGTAATCAGCAGGTCGATCTGGCTGTCGTCCTCGTACACGCCCGCGTGCTCGAGCGCATCGAGCACGGATTTTTGTAGATTATCAAGATCGCGACGTCGCCGATCCGGCGGAAACGCATCCATCGCCAGGGCGATGCGCCCGCCTGCCGGCGGCTTGCGCGGTCCGTTGCCACTTGCCCGAGCCAGGAGGGCGCAGACGTCCCGGCGAAACGTCCGGCCCTCCCGGCTGATCAAGGTGCGCCGGCCCACCCGCCGCCAGTAGTGGTTGATGCTCGGGGGATATGGCAGGTCAAGCATCACCACGGCTCACCACCCCGCTTCCTGGTTGCCCCAGTCGGAACTTTCCAGCTTCCAGAACAGAACGAGCACGACAGCCAGCAGCGGCATCGCCGGCCCGTAGATCACTGAGAACGTGATGGCCCAGATCCGGTCGTTGCGGGTCCACCGGCTGCCCGTCGCTCGAATGGACCAGCGGGCGAAGCAGTATCCGATGGGCGGGCTAAGCGACCAGACGCAGGCGAAGATCAGAATCCAAGTGCTGGTGGTCATGGGTTTCTCCTTGGGTCAGCGTTTCCAGGGCGGGGTGTTGTCGGTCACCGGCGCCTGGGGACGCTGACCGTTGGCACCGGCGGCGTCCTTGCGGGCGTAGCCTTTGAACTCGTTGGCCAACTCGCCGGTGTCCTCGCGCTTCTTGAGCTTGACGGTGATCACCAGCGGCAGGTTATGCAATTCCACGCTGTCGCGCGGCTGCATAACACCCACGGCGTGGCAGATGGCCGACAGTTCCGATCGCGCGATCTTCACCGCTGTGGCGTTGGGATTGTTGAGATTCAGGCGGGCCCAGAGGATGCGGTTCTTGTACTCGCCTTCCAGAATCGTGAAGGTCAGCTGGAGGTAGCTGCCCGCCCCGTTCTTGGTGGGCTTCATCTCACTCTCGGTGATCGCAGCCAGATACTTGCCCGCCGGGATGGGTTCGAATGAGGCGTTGGGTTCGACTTCGTGCGCGTTGAATCCGTTCAGGTTTGCCATGGATCAGTTCTCCTCGGGGCTGGTGTCGGCGGACTCCTCAATGCCCACCACGCGCAGGCCGTGGGCGGGCGACGGGCTGGCGGTCAGCGCCCGCATCAGCGCCGACCACGACAGGGGAAGCTCGGCCGGCAGGTCGTAGCGGTTTTTCGCCAGGATCACGTTGGTGCCCTGGGTCAGCAGCGTGCGCCCGTCGCCATCGCGCGAGGCATACAGCACCGCGTCGGCCCACTCGATGAACGGCGGCGCGATCCAGTGCGGCAGATCCGGCGCGGCCAGGCGCAGGTCGAAGCCCTCCGGTGCGGTCATCCTGGTATTGGCAGCGTGGGCCAGAAGGATGACCGCCATGCCGTTGTCGGTCACGGCGTTGAGCATCGGCAGCAGATCGCGGTAGACGATGTTCTGCACGATCTCCCGGGCTTTGAAGTAACCGCCGTGGGCCGTGCCGAGCGTGTTGGTGATGTTGCCCGCCGACTTGCCGTCCAGGTCCAGCACCACGTGCTCGACGATCCGCTGGACCATCCAGTCGATGGTGTCGATGGCCAGAGCGGAAATACCATCCGGCGGCGCCGTGGCGATCTCGACCAGCCACTGGCGCATCTGCGGCCAGGATTGCAGGTACGGCGTGCGTTTCAGGCCGGGCACGGCGCCGGCCCCGTTCTCGCAGTCGATGAGAATGGCATCGGCCGACGCCGCGAAGGTCGTCTTGCCGACACCCGGCTGGCCGTACACGATCATCTTCGGCGGCGCGGGCGTTGTCGTGGTGATCAGCGAGTCCATCAGTGGCATGCGTGTTCTCCGTTGCTCGGGGTTGCGTTCATGCTGGCGATCTGCCGGCCGGCGTTTTCCATGCAATGGCAGGCGTGGGAGTCGAACCCACATCCCGAGGCCCTTCCGAGAGAGAGGCCCCGGTAGCCCGGCCCTGCCGAAATGCGCCCGAGGGGTGGCCGTCGCGGTGGGTAGACTCGCCACAAGCCGCTCGGGCGCGAGAAATGCTCAGGCGACATCGAGCACGCGGATTTCCTCGTAGCCCGTGGGCCAGTGGTCGCGCCGCTGGCAGTCCTGCAGCCGGCGGATCGCGGCTTCGTTTTCGCGCTGGGCGATGGCGAGCGTGTCATCGCTGACGCGCCACACGCCGCACCGGAATGGTTCCTTCTTCTCGATGGCCACGAGGTGCACGGGGACCATCAGGCCGTTGAGAGCCTGCGCCAGAACGGCCTGGTAAAACGCCATCTGCCGGTGGTAGCCGAAACGCCGCGCGTCAGACTCGAACCAGGTGAGGTCGTCGCAGGTTTTGAAATCCACGATCCCGCGGTGCGGATGCACCCAGTCGATGCGAATCTGGCACGGCGTGCCGCAATACTCTGCCCGCACGACGCCTTCGGCCCGGCCGTACAGCAGCAGATCGACGGCCTCGTGATTCATGGCCACGCCGCGGGCCATCTGCTCGATCAGTTCGGCCTGATCATGCGACAACACCGGCTTGCCTTGGACCTCGGCCCATTCGGCAAACGCCTTGGTGTTGGCCCCGAACGGCTTGCCCGTCCGGGCGTTGATCGGCCCGCCAAGCGTGAAGGTGGTCTCGTACACATCGTGGCCTTCGAGGATGCGCACGTGCGCAGCGCGCCCGACCAGGTAGGCGGGCGAGTCCTGCTCCTCGATCAGTCCGAGCGCCTTCTTGCGATACAGCAGCGGGCACTTGACGAAGTCCAGAAGCTGGTGGCTGGAGAGATACTCCCTGGCCTTGGCGTGGTAATCCTCGGCCGGTTCAACGTCCAGGATGCCCAGGTCGATGGTCAAGTCCATGGTTCTCACTCGCTTCTGCCGTGGAGGCGTTTCATCCAACTTCCGGCCCCTCGGAGGCTCGCGGTGTGTCGGCCTCCGGGGGGCGGCGGGAGTTCTCCGCTCTCTGGTTACCTATGCCGCGCCGGGGCGCGCTGCCCGGTCAGTCATGGCCGAGGCCGGCTTTCTCGAAGCAGTCACGGATGCGGGCCATCGCGTTGTCCACCTGACGGCGGGATATCCCGAAAGCCCGGGCGGCGCTGGCCACGCCATACTCTGACACGTGGGCCAGAAGCGCTCGGTCGTTCGGCGCGAGGCCCTGCATTGCATGCTCGATTGCCTCGCGCAGCTCGAAACTCTCAATGGGCGAGATGGGGTAGGACTGCGTGCGGCGCCCGCCGTCTTCTTCCAGCAGGACGTTGCCGAGCGAGGTGACGTCGCCGCCGCATTCGACCGGCGTGCGCTCCAGCGAGACCGCCTTGTACGACTCCCGGCGCTTCTCGCGCTTGCGGTACCGAAGCTGCATCGCCACCCAGGTGTTCAGGGCGTTGGTGACGAAGGCTTCAATGTTGCCTCGCTGTGGGTCGAACCGATGCGCCTTCTCGATCAGGTACAGGCGCATGTCCTGCCGCAGATCGTCGTAGTCCGACGGAGAGAAGCCGGACCGGCGACACAGCTGGCGGGCCTTGATGCGGATGAGGGTGACGGTGAACGGGTTCGAAACGATATCGCGGCTCGAGGCCATGGTTACCTCGAGGCCGGTCGATTTGCTCCCGTATCAGCCGCCGAACGCACAATCGAAGAGCTGTGCCGCGGCACCTTGCCGCGCGATCAACACAGATACGGGCGCGGCTGATCGGTTATGAGCCGATCCGGCCTCGACCGAGGCCCGCGGTGTCGCGGCTGGCGCATGAAGAAAGCGGGCCGATGGCCCGCCCGTGTGTTGCGTAAGACGTGGTGAGAAAGACGTTAACGCCTTTCGATGATTTTTCTCGCTCTGTCGCGGCGTTGCGACGCGACAGTTCTTGAGACGGAGGGCGAGTCCTCGCCCGGCATGACCTCGGCCAGTCCGCCGTGACGTTCGACCGCCCGCCTGACCTTGTCCTTGCCGATCTTCTGGCCGGTCTGCACGGTCAGCGCATCCGCCGCCTTGCGATATGAACCATGCTTCTTGTAGGCGGCGATGTACGCGTCGTCGGTGAGCAGCGACTTGATCTCGGCCTTGACCTGCCGGCGGACCATCGATTTCCCGGTCGGCCCCAGCGCGATGGCTTCCGCCGATTCGGCATGACGATCAGCAGTCTCGACGACGTCGATCATGGCCACGGCGTCCAGCGCGAGTTGTCCGTCGTTCCACGCCGCCACCCTGGCCAGGGAGATCACCGGCGGAGCCGTGCCCGTCCAGATACGTTCGTCGGGGACATGGTACGGCACGAGCACGATGGTCCGCCCGCCCGGCCCGACGTGCGCCGCGATGGCCGAAGCATCGTCGTCATGCATGCGTCTGGCGAGCACTACCTCGCGCGTGCGGCTGCTGCCCGGCGGCCACGGCGTGCGCCCCAGCCGCCAGAACCGATCAGCGACAACCGGCTTCGGCTTCCCCTTGAGCCCCAACGCACCGGCGACGGCGCCGGCCAGGCCAGCGGGGTCCACCTCCCAACCGATGCACATCTCAGGCTGGACTTCGACACGCATCGA